ACCCCCTTAAACAAAAAGCCCGTCGCAATTCTGGTTTTACCAGAACTATGACGGGCCTTAGATTTACAAATCTTCTAGCCGTTCCTTTTCTTGATTAAAACACAATCACTGCGGCTTGTCAACCTTGCCTCCGCTTTAACCGCCCGACAGAGGATTGTAGAACCACTGAGAATGTCCCATCATCCCTGGCTTTGAAGGCGGGTGTAACAACTAAATTGAACCCGTAGTCCTCACACAAAGCCCGATATTTTGCTATAAACTCATCAGCTCGTTCCTGTTCCGTTTTTATGGGTTCCCCCTTAGTTTTTGCCATATTATTTCACCACCTTTGATGTTTCCACTCTAACATTTCTAGTATTTAATTGCCAGATGGTTGTCCTTGTTATTACTATCTCGTTTGTTAACAAACCAATGTCCTAGCTAGATAGAAGCCATATAGAAAACGCCGTATCGTTTACCAAGTCACAATTATTGTTACCAACGTGTGCCTTAGCATACATCTTTATTTCTTGCCCCGCAGTCAAATATAAAACATCAGATAGTGTCGCTTGGATAGATGCTGACGAAAGCCCGCCACAATGGGCATAAACATTGGCAAGGAAGTTTGCCCCCTCCTTTATGGCCACACCGTACCTTTTGTCAGCGGTCATTCCCTTAAAGCCCACACAAGCGTTTACTAAGTAATACCCCGTGGTGGGTACTAAGAAAAGGTGCGTAGTGGTATTAAAGTCTCCCCCAGTATCATAGTCTTCTGTGTCAAGATTAACTAAGGTCCAAGTATCATTAGTTAGGTTATTTTGAGCAGCACCTAGGTGTACACGAATCTTAACATCGCCAAAGTTACCAATGCTACCAAGATCCGCCCAAGAACCACCGCTATTCTTATATTGAATTGTCCCCCCGTTGTCCTTTAATCCATATCCCGAAGACCCGTCTGTACTACCGAAGTTAAGATAGCCACCTGCCGCGATTCCAATGTTGCCATTAACATCAAGTTTGTGGCTTGGACCCGGCGTCCCGATGCCGACACGCCCTGTATCACCTTCTACCACCAACTTATCCGTATCAATCGTAAAGTCATCCCCTGCGGCTGAACCTAGGGCGATGTTAAACACCCCACCCGTGTCTACGGTCAGAGACCTTGTGGCAAGGACAGAAGCCCCCACATCAACGCTGGTGAAGGATGGTGTTCCTGTCGTAGTTACATCTTGGTCAATATAAGTATGGTCTGTGCCACTACTTGAAACATGGGTATAAGCGGCATCCCACTCGGCCTGAGTACAGGTAGCTCCTATGGCCACCCCATCTAAAGTTCCTCCGTTTATATCAGCCGTATCGGCTACCAAGGAGTCTATATTCGCTGTCCCATCAATATACAAGTTCCTCCACTCCTTTGCGGCAGAACCTAAGTCGTCTGTGTTATCGGTATCGGATATAAGAGAAGTGTTTATGGCAACAGAAGCAAGGTTGTCAAGCGCAGTAGTTGCCCCCCCTCCACCACCTGCGGTATCATCTACATACTTCTTATTAGCAATATCAGCATCGTTGGTAGGAGCAGCACTCGAAGCAAGCTTAGAACCATCTCCCAGAGTAGTTACCCCAAAGGTGGGTGTTCCTGTCGTGGTTACATCTTGGTTTATATAAGTATGAGAAGCCCCTGATTCTCCTATGTGAGTATAGGCAGCATCCCAATTGCTAATATTCAGGTTGTTCCCAGTTATATCGCCAGTAGTTGTTAAGTCATAGCTACCCAAATCAACATTGCTCACTGCTCCAGAGTAAGGAACGAAGATGTTTTGAAAAATCTCATTGTTGGCTGGTATTTCCCAATGGCTATCAAGATTGCCATTATAATAAATGGTTATTTCTGGGTCAGAACCGCCGCTGGTCACACTAGCATAGAGCTTGCCAACAATCCTTGAGCCCGAATCTGGTTCGTAATCCCCAGACAGCACTATCACAGGATGGAAAACCGCCTTATTTGTTATCAAATCAGAGTAAGAAGAGGTGGCAACGACCACCTCGCTGTCGTCTGACTTTCTTTCTACCAGTTTCCAGTAAACTCGTAGGTCTTTTGTTCCCCCTGTTTTTTCAGCGGTAATCTGAAAGTCATAAACACCCTCAAGGAGTTTATCGGGAGCTTCACCAGTAGCACTAATCCAACCCATAATGTATTCATCATCGGTTAAACTAGAAGCAACATAACTTTCCTCACCGCCACTAGGAGCACTAAGAGAACAGAGCTTATACCCAGAAGCGTCGTCATCATCAGTCATATAATATCGGACACCAAGAGAGGTAACAGCCACATCCACATACTCTTTATCAACCAGGTGGTGGGTATCGCTAATGGTTCTGCTTGCTTCTAAAAGGGGAATTCCATTGACAAGGGTCTGCTCGCTTGTTTGGTCAATCTTGAGGTAATGGGTATCTAGGGTAGTCCCCGCTCCAATTTCCTGTAAAGCTGTTTCTACCTCTGTACCAACAAAGTAATCACCGCTGTCGGTTATTGGAACTTGTTTAGCACTCTGGTGTTTATGAAAATCTATCTTGCTCATAGCAAAGCCATCTTGAAAACCTTTTGGGAGGCGGCGTCTGAAACAACATATACGGGATTGCTTGAGTCATCCATATCAAAACTAATAGCCTCCCCAGCATCTAATCTAGCTGTTGCGTTCGCGCCAGTTAAATCTACCGTCGCCTTTCCAACCCAAATGTTTCCTGTGTTGTCGTGGTCTGCCTGAATGAAGATTGTCTTCGTGGTTCCGGAGAATGTTACCTCGACCGCCGTTGTCCCAACAGAAATCGGCGCACCCTCAAAATCAGTCGCCGAGGCAACCTCTAATGAGCCAGATTGTGTTACGGTCGCTAGGGATTTTAGTTCATTAGCAACCGAGATTGTAGCGCCAGAAAGCCAATCAACCGTTTGCGTTGCTGGGAAATTAACAACCGTTGCTAAACTCTGCCACGGTGCGCCGCCTTGATAAACAGTTGTTACACCACCGCCACCGCCGTTGGTTACAGCGTAAACAGTAGGCGCTGAAATAACATCTACCCTTTTAGCAAGGTTAGCTTCATCGTGTTCGTCTCTTTGAATTAGTAACGATGGCTTAGTTGTTGGCATTGCTTTCCTCAATACTTGCGGTTACAGTATTCTTGATACGTTCCTTAATCTCCTTTCGGATACGCCTTTCTACTGGCCTCATCGCTTTCTCAATGCTCTCTGTTACAATATCTGGCTTGGCTCTAACTGGTTTGTGTTTGGTAAACTTCGGTTTGGGGCTTGTTGAGTCTAATCTAATTTGTTTGTGTAAAAGGTCTATAAGCGGTTTTCCAACCGTAGTCGTCCCAAGATTATGCTGTAAGTTATTCACCGCCCGCATAATTGTATCCGGATCATCTCGGCCTACCTGCTCTTTGGCCCAGTCGTAGATAAAAGAAACCTTCTTTGCCAATTCATAGTTCTCGCGACTAAACTTGTTTAAGCCAAGAAATTCAGCAAACTTGTGAAAATTTGGATTATATTTGTAGTTGTTCTTATCGAAAGACTCCTCCATAATAAAAAACCCGCCTCAATTAAGATGCGGGTGCTCCTTTTCAGATACTCCCTGTAAGAAGTTTAGCACTGGCCAAGTGCCGTTGTCAATCAACTCCCGCTTCCTTTGTACATATCCACCGTGGATTAGATTGTTATTTTCCCAGCCTCCTATCCGATCGTGGGTAGTTGAGAAAGACTTGTTAGATTGGTCAATCTTGAAATCATAACCGCCCAAATCAAATATCCTCTCATTGACAGAGTATCCGTCCATTCCAAACCCAAGAAAGTCCAACCGCTCATCAAAACCGCCAACATCGTAAATTGCCTGCTTTGGCACAGCACAGAAGTTCCACTCTATATCGCTAAAATCACACTGGTAGAAACTTCCCTGGTCTACACGCTCTCTGGGGTCTTGCCACACCTTCGCCACCCAATTCGTGTCCGTGTACTTATTCCCTACACCAGTTACTAGCGTTTTTGGCTCGTTGTTAAAATGAAACAAAAACTTCTCCAGCGCCTGTGGTGTGGCCGAGGTAAAGTCTTGCCACGAGACAATCAAATCCCCACTAGCCGCCTTAATCAGCTTGTTATATATTCGGTTAAGCGACCAAAAACCACCCCCAAAGTCGTCCTCGACCCATTTAGCGCCCTCTATTTTGGGGTTGAATGGCGAACCAATCAACCACTCAAACTCTACCGTTTGCCGCCTTAGAGCGCGGCTAACGAGCTCTAAACCACCCTCACGGATTGTTGGTGTGATAACAGAAATCACTTGTGCTTTCTCTGATGAGCTTTTAGTCCAGCAGCACTCTTAGCAACGAAACCGCAAACAGAACAGATAAGTTCACTATCGCCTTGATAGGTAGTTCCAGAATTATCCAGCCCTTCATCAACCGTTCCCTCAGTGGTAGACTTCTCAGCAAGAACAACCTTCCCTTCTCTGAGAAGTGTCTCGGGATTAGTCATATCAACTACATCGCCGACTTGCCAGCCCTCAGCGCTATAGAAATCCTCAACAATTTTAACAATCACTTATATCACCTCCCTTGATACAAATCCCTGGAAACTTCAACCGAGCATCCAGGATCAGCAGCATTGAACCACCTAAAACCACCGTCCATTTCTAAAGCGTGCGCAAACGCCTTCCCTAAATTCTCTATTGAAATTCTCCAGGGAACCTCAGCGGGCGCCCCAATACCTCCCAAGCGTAAGGAGATAATGGTCATCCCTTTAATCTTCCTAAAGTACGCCTCAGTCATTAGTTTATACTTAGCATAAGGATGTAGTACTTTTAGGGGTGGTGTTTTGGTTTTCCTTGTGATTGGGTACTTTGGGGTTATCCCCACCGAATAACCATAAATATCGTTAGAAGACGCAAAGACTAGCCGTTTAATCCCCACCTTGCTGGCAGTATCTACCACCGATTTAGACCCCTCGTAGTTAATATGCCGATAGTCTTCTTCAGTCTTTCCTCGTAGCGGTCCGTGAATCCCTGCTAAGTGTATTACCGCCGAACACCCACGCATTTCCTTTGCTAAGGTCTTGGTATCAAATATATCTTGCCCACTAGCCAAATCGTAATTCACACACGTATAACCACGCCTTCCCAGATCGGGGATTAGCATGCTCCCAATCCAACCCGAGCCACCAGTAACTAAAATAGATTTATCCATATTCTCATTGCCTCCTTTACTTTATCCCAATACTCGCCTTCAAGTGGTAGTTTCCTTGCCACTTCTCGATAACAGGTGAGTATTGTCATCTCGGTAAGTTTGATATTGTCTATCGTTTCCCAAAGTGTCTCATTGACCTCAAGACCCGCCTGTTCCTTTTTCAAATTAACCCACACATTAGAAGCCCGCTCGTGCTTAACGGCTGGTACTCCGGCGGTTATCCCCAACCCCAAATGGTCGCAAATCTTTTTAGCAAACAACCCACACCAGATATCACCGAACCTATCATACTCGTAATCCCTACCCATTAACAACCAATACATCATCGGGGCGGCGTAAGTCTTAAAAGAAAGGTTCATCCCGCACATAGGAAAATAAGTATCAGGTGAAACAGGCCGCAACAACTGCGGCTCTAAATCCCTCGGCCCCAGAACAAGCTGAGTCGGAGCATCCAAATCCGCCGCCCCTCGCCAAAAGCCCATATTGATAACCGTTTCGCGCATTCCTAAATTCCTAAAAGGAACACCGCGGGACTTTATCCTCCGAGTTGTCCACACCCACCTAGAGGTTGGTGTGTTCAGATGAGCAAGGTGGGTATCAACAAAATCCTTATCTAGTGGGTAGCAATCGTCATCAAGTGTTAAGGTGTTATCCACACCCATCTGGTACGCCTTGTAAATCCCATAAGAACGGATACAATCCGTCCTCCGTGGAATGATCCAGCTATCCTTACCCAAATCGTTGTCAATATCATCCCAAGCATAGTGCGTAAGATTGGGTTGGTTAATCTTAAATGTTTTCTTAGGGTTGTCCTCTACTACAATAATCTGGTGGTTGGCAAACTCACTTTCCCACGCCTTTAGGAACCTCTTAATACTCTCTTCGCGGATTGTTGGAACAACGATAATCATTTGTAATTCTCAAATGTCTCTGACATCGGCTCCCAGTATTTCCACCACCGCTTAAATAATTCTACCTCTTCTTCCCGTGTTGGCATAACAGGCGCCCCAGTTTGGGTTACCAAATGGCGCAGGGGCGCTAGTGTGGAAATCATCTTCGCTTTATATCCGGAGGTTTTAACTCCCAAACTCACATCGACATCATCAAGGTTTACCATCAAATTCCAATCGGGTATTGGCTTGTATGCCTTCTTGCGAAAGGCAATAGCAAAGCCAACAAACCAGTCAACATTTCGGTCAGGCAGAAACTGGCCAGGCATTTCCCACGGGGCCTCTGGATTGAACGGATTGACCACCCGCCGCCCTTCAATTCCAACAATTCCTGTTTTCTCATTCTCAAGTTCTGTCAAAAACGGCTTGTACCAACCAGCATCAACATAAGTATCATTGTCTAACCAAAAAACAATGTCGCCTGTTGCGACTTCCATACTGGGGTTTCTAGTCGCAGGACAGCCAATATTTTTCTCGTGGCGTATTAGCTTGACATCGGGATAAAACTCCCTTACAAGGTCGCTAATCGGCTCTTCTGACCCGTTATCAGTAAACACCAGCTCGTAATCAATATCGGTAAACTTCTTCAACCTCTGTAAAAATTCTTTGGTGAGGTCGTACTTGTTCCAAGCCAAACTAACTATTGAGACCATGTTCAATTCCCTCCTTCAGCGCTTTGGCGTAATCACTCTCAGTCCACAATTTCTTTTTATTCTCCGCCAAAAGCTCTACAAGTTTTGGGTTGTCCTTTTCTACCCGTACATCAAGCCCGCAAGCCAAACCCTCTAGCACCGCCCGTTCCCCGCCACCCCAAATATCCGATGTAATGTGTACCCGTTTAGAAGCGTTGTAGAGCCAAACCAAAACCTCTGGTGTTACCATCGGGAGCACCGTTACCCCATTCTCTAAACAAACCTCAACGCACTCGTACTCCCACCCATTAGGTTGGATATATCCTACTGCCAAACCCTGCCGACCGTACTTCTTAGCAAATATCTGATGACGCTTCCACCTAGCAAATGCCGCTGGATAAATCGCCCTAAATGCCTTTTTTTGCTCCGGAATGGGAACAAATAGCGCTGTGTTTGTTCCAAAAGCTAGTTTAGCATCAATACCAATCTTTCTAAATTCCCTGATGTGCCACAGGGTTTCAACAAAAACCACATCAAACTTATGAACATCGGGATGTACTTGCCCGCCAGCCACACAAATTCCCTTCTTACAGTCTAGTTGAGCCACATAGGAAACCTGCGGGCTGCCAAACGCCCCCCAAACAAGGGTGAAATTACTTTTGGGAACGGATACAGCACTATTAAAAAAGTTATAATACTCAATGTCCCAATCCTTTTCCAATATACTTAGAGCTGCCCGTAACCCGTCCCGCCAATACCGACCGCTCCCACTGTACACAAATGATAGTTTCACAGCTTCCGAACCTCCTTTGGCGTAGGTATTTTGCCAGTCAGGGGGTCCATGTGCGCCATTCGATACTTATGGTTAACCACACACATCCTCCGTCCGCAGGTCTCTGGCTCATTCCGAATATCAATATACTCAAATGTCCGCCCACACTCTGGGCACTTCTTCGTTAATTTCTTCATTTCACCCCCTTTCTGAACTTAGCAAATAATAAACCACCATCTATTCCGATGGTCGTCTCACAGCCACAGCTCTTGATAAGTCCCTCCAAAGTTTTGTGAGTAAACACCCGAACATGCCCCCGCGTATGCTCACCATCGTACTCCCAATGACCCAAATTTCCCGCACCGTTACCGTATGGACCATCTGGTGTCGAGATGTAGCACCAGCCACCTTTGTTTACCAAAGATAGCAAATGTTTAATAAATAACTCTGGGTCGGGAACATGCTCGATAACCTCGAAGGCAACAACCGTGTCTGCCTTGCCTTTGTAATCCATCAAGTCAGAACAAACGAACTTAGCATCCACCGAGAGGCGCTTAGCTCGCTCCTGAGCGACTTTGATTGCTTTAGCGGTCATATCTACTCCAGTAGCTTTAATGCCCCTGTCAGCGGCGGTCAGAACCAAACTACCTACATAACAAGCAAGGTCGATTAGAGATTTAGACCTCTCCTTTTCCATTTCCTCCAAGACCCAAGCGTAGCGGGGATAAATCATTTCAGCGTGGAGAGCTTTACTTTCCGGTTCGATTTTCTCGTAGCTCAAGCAGCTGTCGTTCGCATAAATCTTCTTGTAAAGCTCGGGTTCAAAAAGGTGTCGCACCATCCCGTATGTCTTATCCAAGTCTTCTTTTAACTCAGGAATGTCTAGCTCTTTTAAGAGATAGTACGCCTTTAGCGGCTCGTCCATTATCAAAAGTTCCCGCCGAATTATTTTGACAGCGTCAATAAGTTTCATTTTCTTGGAGACTAACCGGTAAATACTTATCTAGTGTCTTATTGTGCTTTAGGATTGTATCTGCTGCCTCTCTCAACTCATCCCGCTTAAATTCCTTTGTCCACTGCTCAGCCACGGAGTTCCACCCAAACTTCTTCCTAGCCCACGGCATCATCTTTTCCCTCTGCTCCGTTTGCCACTTATGGTCTTTCAGGGCGGTGATTAAAGCGTTCTTGAATTCCTCAAGGGTCTCTTCATCATAAATATCACCCTTAACCTTCTTACCGTATTGGACAGTAGTCTTGAGTGCCGCAAAATCAGTACAGACAGGAACACAACCCCACAGCTGGGATTTGATGGCGGAGATACAGTTTATTTCAAAAAAGTGCGTTGGGTAGGCCCAAATACCGCATCTCTTGTGCCACTTTTCAATCTCTGGTTGCGGAACACGTCCGTGGTGAGTTACCCCGTCCTGCTCCATCAGCTTGTTAATCTTTTCCATCCACGCCATCCGTTCTGGATTATCACCATAGAATTTCTTAAACAGCTGCCAGCCGTAGAAGACGTGTAGTTCGGCTTTTGGTACGGCTTTCTTAACATCTCCCCAAATCTTGAGTAAATGCTCCAAACCCCTATCATACGAAGAGCTCCAAATAATTTTGTAGGGGTCATTCTTTGGCTTTATCTTAGGAAAATGCTCACTAAATCCGTTAGTCGATATCAAAATCTTATTGTCGGGAACATTGGGAATTGTGTCTCGATGTGCCTGAGAAAGCACGATTATCTTAGCAATCTTATCTAACCGCTCTTGGGTGTGTTCTAGTGGGTTCAAAACATCGTGAGACCAGATGTAAATCTTCTTAGCATCAAAGTTCCCGTCGACAAAGGCAACATTCCGCCACCCCACCAAGATGTTGAATTTATCGTTGCGATTGAATTTGTAGTAAGGCAACCATTTAACGCCGTTGTAGTCTCCCTCATCCTCTCCTGGATCGCCATAAACAGTAACTTTCCACCCAAGTCTAGACAACTCCTCAGAAAGATAAATAACGGCTTCCTCACTCCCACCAAGAAAGCTGCCTTTAGGGTTTGTAATCCGTTTCGGAGACCAAGATGTAAACCCAGCCCCGCAGTAGATAGCAACCTCATTCTCTTTCCAAACGCGCGGCGGTGTTATCTTCTTGACCAAATCCTGTATAAACGGATTGCCGATAATAGAATTCGGAATTGAAGCTACAAGAGTCTTGAGCTTGCCCCGTTGTCCCGTGTTGTGAAGGTGCCTTGCTAATGCGAGAACAATCTGCGTAAGTTCCCGCTGTTGGCGCATAGACTCTGTAAACTTCACCCGATCCTGTATCTCCTTTGCCTCCGGGAAGAATTCTAGGAGCTTGACAGCAGCCGCCCACGCCTCATCAAGGTGCGATGTTTCTAAACTAGCAAAGTAAATAACCTCCAATGCCCGTGCCGCCAAATCCCGTGGGTTTCTAACTAATGTTGTTTCAGGATCAGGAATTTTAGCAGCGAGTTTGACCCAGTGTAATGCCTTATCCCATTCTTCCTTTAGAAGGTACGACATTGCCAAACTCAAATAAATAGAGGGGAACTTCGGGTCTTCTGACAAAGCGTTCATACAACACTTGATACTGTTGTTGTGTTCTTTCTTTATACGATAAGCTTCTGCCATATATTCCCACGCCTGAGAGCGCTCCTCAGCCCAACCAGACATTCTTAGATAGCGGTTTAACAGATTTATACAACTCTCGAGGTATTTGGGATTATGGAGGTCGTAATATGCTTTTCCAAGATAGTAAATGGGGCGTGGGTCTTTTGCCTTAGTATCATAAATGCTTAATTCCAGCGTCTTGATATTTCGTTTGATTGCCTTACCCATCCGCTTAGAATCGGATAGATGTAAAACATCCATACTATCGTCTTGAGTTTTTACGGTGGGGCGCTGTTCAATCAGCGTTTCGTGGATCGGAGCAACCCATTTGTATGCGTTGTTATTTCGCACAAGCCTTTCCCTGAGGTGCTCGATTAGAACATTTCTAACTTTGCCATCAACAATCTCGGCTTGGTAAATATAATTCAGAAACACAGAATCGGCAGATTTTGGTTTAGTCGACTCTGCTCTTGTTACGACTTCACGAAGATGCTCACCACCACGTAAGATATCGTCCGCATCAATCCACAAGAACCACTCAAACTCCTTAGGTATTTGGGCTAAAGCGTGGTTGCGTGCTTTATCAAACTGAAATACCCTATCCTTAGTTGTAACCGACGGCTTTCGTCCAAGAAATTCTGTTAGCCACTTTATCTCTTTCTTTTTTGGTTTGCGGTGGAACTTATACGAGGCAATGTCAACAACGCCGCCGTAGCGTTCAATGGTAGTCTTGAGGTGATTCTTATCTGGGGTGGTAATTGTTATAAAAATACCGTCAACATACGGTCTGACAGAATTAAGACATCGGGTGATGGTCTCGACAGGCTCATCACCTTTGATTATCATCGAAAGAGCTATCTTGCTCATATTTTCTCCGCTACGGAAAAGGCCGGAAACCTTTTAGCAAACTCTCGCCAAAATTCTTTGTTCATCGGCAGCTCCTCAGCTGAGTACAACATCCGTAGCATCATCACAACTTGCTCAGGAACATCGACTGTATATCGTAAGTACCCACCCGTTTCTTTGTCTTTTGTCGAGGCGTACTCATCTTTGCGGGTCTGGCGCAAGTCTTTTACTGTTATCACGTGTGCTTTCCAAACCTTCGGGTTCCTCTTTTTCCAAACCTCTAATACTTCCCCAACGACCTCCCAAAGATTAGCAGTCTTTTTTAATTTTATCAAACGGTCGGCGGCTTGGACAATGTCTGCCTTAACAACACGACCATTAACCACAGCATCCATAGTATCGGCGGGCTATCCTCCCGCCTTGGATAATTGAGTTATAGAGCTTATCTAACTCCTGTTCATCAGCCAGTAGAGGCGTATCCGGTTCGCTGAACGCTATTTCGCTCTGCGAGAATCTCAAGGGTCATCTCACCAACGATTTGACCATTATCACGGTCACCATCCTTGGCTAGAATTTCCCTCTTCGGTTCACGCAAGTACGCAATGCGGAACTTATCCTCCTTGAGTCCCAAGAAGGCAACCGTCCCAGCAGCGCTGTTAACGTCCTTGTGTGCGAAGATTCGATGTACTCCACCGTCCGACTCGTACACCATCACAGGCCGAGTCAACCGCTTGTCAGATGCGTCTACGTACCGAGTAGCCCCAGCAGTAAAGGTAGAAATCTTCTGCCGCAGACCCATTGGTACAAGAACCATGTCGAACACATCACTCTGCCCAACATCTTCCCAGACATCTTTGACCATTGCGTTGAACTCCGTCTCAGAAAGTGAGGTTCCAGAGTTTCGAGCTGTCCAGTGAGACGTTACCGCCGCCTGAATCCCCGCCATCTGGCGAGCAACACCCGAAGAACCAGAAGCTCGTACACCACGAATTAGGGCGTACTCCTGCTTGTTCTTCCACTCTCGAAGCGCTTTAGCCGCCTGATAATCGAGAGGATTGCCCATACCACCAACGGAAACCGCCTGCTCAGTACCACTGACCCGATAGGTCTGGGTGATAATCTGAGTTATGTTGGTTCGCCTTGAAGGCTGGGTAAGGTCGCTGTAAGTAGCGGTCGCACCCTCAGCTGCTGCCGAGACCGATGTTGGTCGGGAAATATAATCCTCCAACCATTCATGCAATGTCTGGCTCGCAGTTGTCCTCGCTAGCATAGTGGAGAGAGGATTATCATCCGGACTGACGTCAGTTATAACGTCGATCAAGTCCTCTCGCCGCGCAGAATCCTGATAGGTATCTAATCCAAAAGCCATTTTTTAAGTTTTCACCTCCTTATGTCCCACGCCTACTAGTCATCCAGGCGGGGGACATGGGAAGCCCCGCTAGGATTTTAATGGAATCCCTTGAAGCCGCTCATACGCAGCTTTCAAACCCGCTGTGCCACCCTTTCGGGTTTCACGCGAGAGGTCTTCCAAGCTCCGGCCCTCTTGCCTTCTATCACTCCGGCCGGTTGCTTCTAAAGATGCTTGCTCTTTTGGAGTCAGGCTTGTAACCGCCTCCTCTGCGCCCTTCTGTTTCGCAGCCTCAACGACCTTGGTGTTTCCCACATTTGCTCGGTCTGCTGCCTCCTTAAAAGAAAGTACCTTACCACCGTAATCCTGTGGGTTAACCATTGAGTCCATTAAGAACGCACGAGTCCGCTGATGGAAATCCTTATCGAAGTTGTCCGCCTTCGGGTCGAGCTGAGGGTAGCTTTTAAGTGCCTCCTTCGTTTGCTGCTGTTCGATATAACTCTGAACAGTGCTCTCCGCCCGTGCCGCCCGCTTCTCAGCTGTAGCAATAGCCCTGTTAAGACCAGCTATATCTACAATCCCTGTTTCGGGGTCAATATACTGGTCAGCTGTGGGCATTCCCTGCGGCTGCTGCTTAGGCTTAATCGACTCAAATACAGATTCAGATTTCGCCAAGCGCTCGCGTGCATCTCTGAGTTGCGCCTTTAGCTTCTCAAATTGCTGCTTGGTTCGCTCAGAGGAATCCTCCGGTAGCTTAGCATCTTTAGTTGTCTCTCCATCTGGGCTGGTTTCTCCAGTTTCCCGCGTTTCCTGGCCAGCCACCCCAGCTGGTGATTCTGGCAGTTTTTGTTCTTCGGTAGGCATTGCCGATTGCTGAGTCTGCTCCTCAGCGTCATTTGCCCTGGTGTCCGCCATTAAATACACCTCCTTTCGGTTAGAATTAATAAATGCCTGTAAAGTAGGACATTACTAATGGCTTCCAGCTAATAAGCTGGGGAATGATCCATTCCTCAGATTACTAGCGTCTCGTTATGGTAAATGTGCCCATCCTTAACGTGTTCCTTAGGTCCAAGAAAGAACCCAATATGGCATTTCTGACATTCTGCTTGTCTACCGGATACCATCTCAAAGTAGTGCTCACAAACTACCTCTTTTGGCTTAGACAGCGTCTTGTCTGCGCCATCCCAAAACTTATCAGTGCTTTCTGGTAGCGGTTTTAGTCTTGATTTCACCTAGATAAGATTTTCCTTTCAGAAAGCAAACATGCCGATACTGACCCTTACTACAACCGTATTTCTTTCCCTTAACGGTCCTTACACGCCCCCCAGCGGCTACACAGGCCTCAAATGCTACTGGCATTATGTTCTCGCCTCCTCTGTTACTGGATGAATCAAACCACTACCGCTGTTATCCTCAACAACAGTGGTATCGGAATCAATCACATTACCAGCGTGGCCATCACCAACACCAGCATCAGGAACTACTTTCCTTTCGCCTGGCCCCCAGTGGTAAGACTGGCCATCAAACTCCGTTGTACAACCAACGGGGTCTTCAAGCTCAGGAACATTTGTTTGTCTATTAGCGTGAATTAATCTTAAACCCATATATATCACCTCCCAATCCCAAACGGGCCTTTACTAACCTCTCCCCGTTCTTTTCCTTGTAACTGCTTTACTCTCGGTTCAGCCCCATCAATATAATCAATAATCTCCTGCGCACCACGGGCAAAACCCCACGCCGTTACGTAGCGATATTGAAAATCCTCAGAAGACTTTGCTTCCCTAGGATCAACCCACGAATTGTGTATTTTGCTCTCTAGCCACGGGCGGAGTACTTCGAGCCATCCCTTGCTGTGGGATAACTCCAGCACCAAGAGGAGTTGGTCCAGCTCCTCCTGCTCCCCCGGCGAGAGCTTGTTCTTGGCCATTAGCTCTCAACCGCTCAAAGTATCTATCAGCATCCTTAATTCCCAATTGCTCGTAAAAATCTTCTAGTAGCTCTTTTAACTTTAATCTGTACCCCTCAGCACCAAGAGCCGTTATAATGTTCGGGTCTTTTGCCAACTCGACAATCTGCCTTCTTGCCGCAACAATCTGGCGATCATCTGGCAAGCTCATACTCTCGATATCGGGAATATAATCATACTTCCCCGATATATCGTCCGGCTCTATCACCAGTTTACCAGTTTCTTTGGTTTCGTCAACCGAGAATTTAGGCAACCGCTCGCCCTTTACGTTAACTAACTCCTCAGGCGAAGAGAATAGCTCGGCTGGGATATCAAGGCCTGCCAGTTCGGGTGAGGTGAGTAGCCCAAACACCTCGTCGCTTATCCGCTCCGCTGCCAATGGGGATTTCTCAAAGTACTTAATAGCGTCTTTACCGACAATACGAATTACTTTCGCCTTATCATCGGAAAGCAAAAACTGCTGGTTCATTTGATGCCAAAACATCATCTGCTTTTTCAGCGCCGCCGCAAGAAAGATTTGATTGAAGTTATCCCTAGCATTCCGCTGTAAAGCGAGGTCTTGTATTTCCGTTGCTGTCTTTTTACTACCACCAGGAACAAGGTTTGATGTTGCCGCGCTTGTCTCACCCAATGCCTCCATCATCGCCCCTACAATAAACTTATATGTCGTCGAGAATTCAGCTACTCCAGTCGGTGAGTGCTGCAGTAACTCCACATTGTTCAAATCATCCATCAACCACTTAGCTCCTGGCCCCCACTCCAGCGTGTGCATCCTTACCCCGGATGTCTTTACCTTCAGGGGTGTGTATAGCCCCGTGTTGATAGCATCAAGATACTGACAAAGTAAAGCATTGTCTGCTTTCTGTAGTTTCTCTATTGGCTCAAGCTCTGACAAACCATAAAGATCATCATCAACGGGGTAATACTTCAGCATAACCACAGGAATTTGCTGGTGCTTATAAGGATTAGGAATATCGCGAAGAATAATCCCGTGTTTCGGGGCAAAGGTAATCCACCTCGTCGGGCGGTACTCAGTTACGACCTCGATTATCTTAAAAGAGGGATCACGGCCAAGTTGGTCAGTCAGCCCCTTGAGAGAAAGGTTCTTTGATGTCCAGTTAGTAGCTCTTGTGTCCCCTCCCGCTTTCGCTTCCTTATCCACTGCATCCCTGAGAATGTCCAAATTTTTATAAATCGGCTTCCCTCTGGCAACATCATTAACACTCTGGAGTTCGTCTATTGTTAGGTAATCTCGGTGTTGAAACCAATTTTTGATTGAGGAATAAGAGGGGTTAGGCAAACAATCTCGGTTAATAAGAGGTTTGAAGTCGGGGCCGTCAAACCACGGCACACTCTTTGCACCGTCCTCACCTTTTTCGATCCGCCGTTCAAAATGCCATTTAGCCAATCCAAACGAGGCACCGTACTTCCGAGCGTTCATATCCATAAACGCCCACTTAGACAACATTGTGGTGTTGGAAATGCGCTCGTTGTCATCCCATTGAAAGGATAAAACCTCGTTGTTTATATGCGCACCGAGAGAATCTCCCCCCTCACGAGGAACCAACCGGCCACGGGGCTTTCTAGCAAGTAACCTTGATGTTTTCTCAAAAACAGCGGTAAAGACTCGAGGATCAAAAACTTGCGCTCTATATGGCCAGTTACTCTCGTCTATATGAGAACGGAACAACTCATCGACGGTATCAAAACTCTTCTTTCGCACGTCCAAATCCTGAGTCGCCATCTCATAATGCCGAATGACCTCAGAAAATGATTTTCTTTCCTTTTTATTTCCTCTGACAGCATCAACCATAAGAGAATCAACCATATTAAAAAGAAGCGCCAGCCACAGAAGATCTGCAACTAGCGTCTTTTTCAGATCGCGAGCGATTTCATTGTAACACAATCCTACCGCTTGTCAACAATTGTAGGTTCATCTATCTTATCGCTCTCCTCTGGTTTGATCTGAGTTATCATTCCACCCTGCATAAATATCTGGATTTTGCCAAACCCCGTCCCATACGCTAGGTTAGCCAGGGCCCTGATAACCCGTGGGATTATGGTTGGATTAACCCCAGTCTCAGCCAGCGCAATCTTGATTAAATACAATTCAGGATCAAGAGAGCGAACAACCTTCCAATACGCCGCAAGATTGCTTTCCTCTATTGTGGGCAAGGATACCTCAGTTCTGGTGTATTCTACATCCATTATAGGTTGGTTGGCTTTTTTCTATCTCGCCGGTATGGCATCCGCATATTTTGCCGTCACCACAGGATTGATTTTTTCAGCTTTTATGCTCATTTTACCACCTATAAGCTACTTAAAGCTCCAATCTTTCTTACTTATATCGTTAGCAGGTAAAATCTGGTCCACTGGGCTGGCTGGTTTATAGCTTACCGCTAAGTACCGCAACGCCGCAACCAAATCAAAATGCCCATCTTCAGTAGCGTCCTCATCTAACACTGGTACGATTGTACCATACCTAGTCTCTCGCCAGCTCAGAGTCTCCATTTCCCGCACCAGTTGCTTATTCTCCGCCGTGTTAAAAACAAACAATCGAGGTGCGTTCTCGAACTTTCGCTCGTCTGGTAACCTTACCGTGTGCCCAGGAATCGGTTTCAACATTTGATTAACACTCTCAACACAGTATTCTACCCAGCCACGGGCTCCCTGACCTATTTCCTTGTTCGCCGGTTGGATGTGAAGGTTATGCTGGTCAAACTCAGTAAACCACTGCCCACCAGAAGGGTCACCCCAAATTGGTACAAACATTCCATAATCTTGCGCCCTGATAGCATCAGCGTGTTCTTTTATCGTCCGCCCAGAGTCCCTGTAGGATTTATCAACAAACCAGTTACCATCGTAGTCTATTCGTACCCTCACAGAGGCCGTAGGATGCGCGCTACCGTAGTCTATCCCCCTTGCCGCTACCCATGTATCCGGAACATCAAAAGGCGAAATTAGGTGTATCCTACGGTCCCAGGATTTGAATGCTAACCCAGTCGCCTTTCTAAAATCTGCCAAGTACTCCTGGGCAAAAGTATCTTCAGTTAACTCCCCTCTTGCTCTCTCTATTTCTCCCCGTGGTATCCTGGGATTGTCGTAGGTTGTGAATTGCCAAGACTTGTATGATCCCGTGCCACGTTGCCCCAACTCATACAGATCGTGGAAATGATTATAACCTTTCGGTGTGGAAATAAAGATTGCCGGCGCCTCATAATCAGTTAGCGTGGGCCTTAGAACCTCGCCCCACAGCCACTCCCAGCCCCTGATACTAGCAATCTCGTCAATCACCAATCCTCGGAGTTTAACACCACGCAAAGCGTCGGGGTTCTCAGCCCCCTTTAGCTCCATCTTGCTACCGTTTTTCAGTAACACTGACAGCTCTTGTTCGTTTTTCTTAGCAATCCAACTCTTTGGGATCTCTTTGTCTAGCTCGGCCCAGTGGATCATCTTGCTTTGTCTATAAGTAGGGGAGACAATCCAATAAAGCCCCGTGTTTTCAGTAGCCCATTTCAGGGCAATCATCCTACTGAGCACGGATTTGCCAGCTCTTCGACCAGCACAGACAACACGGAAACGATGCGGATCTTTAGCTACCTCTGATTGCCACGGTAAGAGTTTAACTTTCATCCTCGATGAACTCTACCTTCATATTCTTAGCGGCAAATTGGAAATTTGTATCTGGTTCACTCTTATAACCCAAAAACTTAGCACTAGTTTTGATATAACTCTCTTTGGCTCTCCAGTCTCGGTTTGACTTTAGCTCCAATAAAGTTTCACCAATTGATTCTTCATCTACACCTTGCTTTCTTAGCGCCCGTTGTAAAGCATTTTGAACATTAGGTTTACTTAGGAGCTGACTAGCATTTACACTAGCTACCTGTCCCTTAGCATCGTAAACCTCACTATATGCTCTTGTGGCACTCTTGCCCTCTGCTATCTTTTTAATCACCATAGCTTGTCTAGGATTTAACTTGGGGGTTTTCTTAGAGACTTTCTTAGGAGTTTTCTTTGACATTTATTTCTAGCTCCTTTCCTTGTAAAGTAGGAAGCTCCTTGATCTTATTATACTCCGATTCGGGGACCTCGAAGGTCACTCTCCATCCTCTATCCACTCTTAGTTGTTTAATGAATGGATCAAATGCTAGAAATTTAATCATGGGCCCGGTGATACGTATCTTCTTTCCACCATTTTATATCTTGATCGGGTTTTGGTAGGTCTTTTGGTGTTTTGGCTCCTTTGACTATATTATAACAATCCATACATAACCAGTATTTTTTGCTTTGGAATCTTTTTTGGCGGCAATCTTCGGAATAGTATCCTTTCTTTCCTACTCTTATACCACAACGAGCGCAGTACCGCATATTTTTATACTACACTATTGAGTTTTGGGTTACAAGTTATGTGTTACTTGCTACCACTTGACACGGGTTTAGGGTTGTGCTAGGATTATGGTGATGAAGAACCTAGTATTGATTATCCTTATTATCACAGCGTTATTCCTTGCGGCTTCCAAGCCGGTCGAACGATACGATACTACTTGGACACCATCACGGATTTATAAATTGGAAGTGGGGGGGAGGCAATGAAACGGACCCAAGCCGAGTTACGCGTGGAGTGGAAACGCAAAAGGAAAGCGTGGCTAGCAACAAGGGGAAAACCCAAAAAGCAAAAGAAGTTGCTAGACCTGTTGAACGAGATTGCCGAGAAGGAGTTAGAGCAATGAGGGCGGAGAAGTTACTAGAGAACGAGACAAGCCTACAAGACCCCACCAAAGAGGCCGCAATGCCAGGGGATAAAATGAAATCAACAATCGGAGCAATTATAGAGGCACACGCCAACGGGAAGCTAACAACAGCACAAGCTGTAAAACTGATTGCGGCCTGTCGGCCCGAGACAATGATTATCAGGGACGCATTCAAGACCAAAGGACGCAAGAGCTGAGGCTCGCGCTATCCTGCGGACGGGAGGGGCGCTAGCTAAAATATAAGGCCCGATGGCCACTTTATAACCTAGCCCAAGCGCCCCACCCAATACATTAGATTAGATTGGGGGTGTTGGATATGAGATACCAAATTAACAGCGTTTACATTACAGCTAAGAACCTACCAGAGGCATTAGATTATACCGATTACTACATTAGGGGGTTGTTAGATTGGCGGGATATCATCAAAAGAGGAATTAGGGTCGGGAGGGAACCAAAGAGACCTATTATTGTTGAATTACCATTCTAAGGAGGTGATAGCAATGGACCCAGAAGTCAGACAAGACGATGATAGAGGATATGATGAGTGGAAAGACAGTGTGCTAGAACAAGCCCACGAGCTGAAAGACGAGGGGCTGATTACCCCAGAACAACAGAGGAATTGGATAGGTTGTGCGCTCATTGTATTAAATTACGAGCGTTGAAGGAGCAAGCCAACGAGAGGCAAGGGTACTTTGATGCTTCGATGGAAGGAACAGAGCACCCAGATTTGTGATAAAGCTAATTTGGTTACTAGTTACAATCGTAATCGGTATCCTGATTACCATAAAAGATTAGGCCACTTAGGCCACTAAGGGGGTGATAATTTATGATAATAGACAAGATATTTGCGGTAATTTCGACACTGTGCTATGGCTACTGTTTTTACTTTATCTCTGCTACACCACCCCACCCAGGAAAGATAGCCATAGGGATTGGGTTCGGCCTGTGCTACGGAGCAGCAATGGTTGCCTGGCTATCAAACTAATCCAAAAAGTAGGCCACTCTCGATTGAGGGTGGCCTTTGGTTACAGACTCAGCGCATAGCGAGCCGTCAACCCGTACTTCGGGTGGACGAAAAAGAGCGTTTGCTCTGGTACGCTAGCGACTCCCAGCCTCTCTTCTGCGTACGTGTCTGAATCTATCCAGGCCCCGTTCATTATCGCAACTATCTGGTTGAACCGGAAAATCCCAGCGCTGTGAAAATGCCCGAAGCAGAAGTAGTCCAGCTTTATCCTATCCCGATAGGCGGTCTGCCAGCGCATACTCTGCCTAGTGATTCCGTATATTGGGGTCGAATAATAGGACCTAATTTGCGCACCGTGTGTCAAAAGTACACCTCGTCCCGCAATGCGGAACAGCGACTTCCAGTCATCAGGACCCGTTTTAAGGTGCCACTTCATCCTATCCTGCTTCCTCGTAGCATTCTCCAACGCCTTGTACAGAACATAGTCCCAGTTCGTACTCGTTGATGCCGTCCACTTGGCCGCCGGTGTGCGCCCGTGATTGCCCTTTGCGCACTGTACCTCCACCGACTCAAAGTTCTCCAGACAGAAGTAGAGAAACTTGGTGAACTCGGGCAACCCGATAGAGAACACCTGGTCCAAAACAGGGACATTTATCAACTCGAACTGGCCCGGGAACAGACTTTCCCCGTCCACCAAATCGCCACCAAACATCACGACCAGCTTCTTGATAGGCCGAATACTACGCAAGGCGCTAACTATGCTTAGAATCGACCTCTCGAGCTTACGCAGGCGTTTGGCGAAGACTTTCGGGTTGTACGTTCTGGTCCTCTTGCCGATGTGGGAATCCGAGATGAAGATAACCGCCACCTCTTCCGTCTCGGACATCTTTGGAGCCGGGAAGCTCGGTATCTCGATTGGCGGTAGTGATAGCACCGAGTCCCTGACGACATCGACAATGCGGTCTGCGACCTCAATCTCTTTTTCCTGCGACCTGAGCAACCTGTTGACCCTGCGGACACTAGCCTTGAGGCTCTTGCGTTCCTTCGCCCATTCCCTTTTGAGCTTCTTGACATCTTTCTCCTCCACTGGACACCTCCTCTATGGCTTCTCGAAGTTCTTTCTCTACCGCCCTGATTGTATCTTCGATATCTTGCGAGCCATCCCGCAAACGATACAGGCGGTAAAGTTCGTTCTTTAACCGGCCGACCTTGGGTCCTAGATACACTCTTACTGACATCTCTTCCTCCTATCTTTTTCTGAACCTACCGCATTCGCCACACTTCCAACGCTTATAGCGTTCGATGTAAACGTGTAGCGTTACCTTGCGGCAGTGCGGACACTTGAGCCGTTTCGTTACCGCCCGCTTCTTAAATCTCGCTATCCCCATCTCTTCCTCCTAGTACCAGGTTACGTGTGGTTGGTCATCGGGTTCCGTATCCTTGTCACGCCGTCCCAACAAAATGAACGGGAGCAACGCTACCAGGAACAATCCTACCACGGCCAAGAGTTGCTTTATCATCTCCTCCTCCTTTATTTTAATGTGCCAATCTTTTGGCTGGGAGCTAGGAGCGATGGCGTTTTTGAAACATCGCCCTAACCCACTGGTTTCCCAGCTCCCAACCGATTATCTATTTTTTTCGTGCGTTATGTAGCAGCTTATGACAAGACCTACATAAAAAGACCACTTCCAGAGGCTTGTTGTAATCTTCGTGATGTGCCTCCCCTAAATCTTTCCCACACTCTTGGCAGACTAATCTTTCTAACTTTCCAGTTTCAATTGCATACCACACCTTACTCTTAGCATTGTGTGCTAATTTATCCCGCTCTGTCTTCCTCTCGTACTCACGATAGTATTCCTTTCTGTCTCTGTGCCTAGTCCGCTCATACGCACGGGCACAGTCTTTACACCTCGACCCAACTCCCCCAGTTCGGGTCTTGTCCTTAAAAAACTCGGTGGGTGGCTTTCTTTTTCCACAGAGGTAACATCTATAGAGCTCCATACTAGATGAAGTGTATCACAACCCACCCATTTGTCAATCCCCACCCACCCTACCCTGATTTCTGTAATGGATTATCATCCATTTCGTTCAGCATAGCATCACCTCCCATCTCTTTCACCACTCCGCCCACCACCTTGTCGCTACCACAGAAAGCTATCGACTTCTTTGGGGTTTCAATCATTATACAGACATCATCAAAATCAGAGAGCTTCCAGATTTCCTTAGCCAGCGCCAAAGCCGTCTTAGTATTTTTTACCTCAAACCACATCTTAACCATTATTTATCGCTCTCATCTTCTCGCTTTCGTACCATGCCCAAATGATGCTTAACAATCTGGGGGTGGGTCACACCAATTAACTGACCTATCTCCAACAGAGTCATCTTGTCAATATCCACACCAGATTCAATCAAATCCCGTATCTTCCGCTGCGTTGGGTGTATGGGCATCCGATAATTCTTAGTAGGAACCAGCTTCTCAAAAACCAACAACGCCGCCGCCTTGGCACTCTTAACAGGATACTTCTCTACCCTACCATCATCTTCAAAAAGAACTGACATTGGCTCACTCAAATTGACTATTATTTTATTCATTGCCCACCCCCTCTCAACCGAAGATAAACTCGTAAATATACTTAACTAACGTCCCAAAGACACCACTAGCGTCTTTAGTTTCTGTTCCCCCCTCACCACTATCAGAACCAATTACGGAGTAAGTATAACGCCCTCCAGCGAATTTACGCACCTCAATATCTATTTTCTCAACTGGTGTTTTTATATCAGCCATTATCTATCACCTCCAAACCTCGCTATCTTCACTTTAATCTCTTCAATCATCTCCATTAAAGCTCTATCCTGCCAAGCAAGGACTCGAGGCTACCTAGTATCTCCGCCAACTTAGAGTTCAATACGGTCTTCTCACCAGTACGCTCTGGATTCGACTCCTCCTCAGCAAGAATCGGACTCAGAACCTCACGCAACTCAATAGCAACTCCCCCAAGCTCTTGTAGTAAGGTGTTCGTCCTGGACTCTGGTTTTTCTTGCGCTTCAACTTTTGGCGTTTCCGTAAAGGCCATCAATTATCACCTCCAATCAAAGAGAGATTCTCTTATAAAGGTCTTCAAGTTGGTCTAATATACCTCGGAGCCTTGAGTTTAGGTCTGTTGCTTCTGCTGCCCGCTCTTCTTCAGTAGGAGCTTCTGAAATAAGTACCGATTTCAAGCTCGCACTAATTGTGACAATGCTTTCATCAATCTTCGCAAGCAAGTCGTTCGTTCTTGATTCTCCTTTTGAGATTTGTTCCTCCATCAGTTATCACCCCCAAACCTCGCTATCTTTACCTTAATCTCTTCTACCGTCAGCACCAACCTCGGGTTCTCTCTGTCCAAGTGTCCCCGGATGTGACCAAATTCTACCACTTTCCAGTTATCGTCCTCAACAACCCCCGACTGAACGAGAGAATCCATTGCGCACTTTAGCAAGTTGTCTAAGTCCCGTCTCCGCAGGTTGGGGAAGTACGCATCCAACCCTACCCTAGCCCGCTCGACAGGTTCAATAGCCGCCTTTATCTTCCAAGCTGATTCCTCAATCCACGCCTTGCCCAACTTAGTCTTGTAGACTCCACGGGATGTGTACCTGTAGAGCTGGTTGACACTAGGCGGTAGTGTCAGAATTACTTTATTCTTTATCTTTGGTTTCTTCATCTAACCCTGTAAATATAAAACACGGACTCATCGGAATTGGTCTCTGCCTCGTAACCAAATCTAACTAAGACACCACCAAACAGCTTCCAAACAACTCTCCGCAAATAATGGCTATTCATTATTTATCACCCCCTTGGTTGGTTTTCTCATTACCCTCCTGCCAGAGCCGATACGCAGAACACTTTTTATTCTCGCAATAGTAAGCTGATGTTCCTGTGAGCGATAGCGGAACCTGCTTTAGTTGCGCACCGCATTTGAAACAGAACAACGAGCTAGTGAGCTTGTCCCAAGCCTCTCTGCTGATTGTATCCGACTTACCAATCATTACTTATCACCACCTTGGTTGGCTTTTTCATCTAGCCACACCCCAATCTCTTTCAAACTGTTAAACATCCAAACCTCATCGCCTTTTCCCACAAGGTATTTCCCCTTTCCAGTCCAGTCAAGTCCTGGTTCTCCCCGCTCGTGGGGTTCGTAGCCAAGCTCCCTTAGCTTTCTACCAATCTGTATCTTGTTCATTACTTCACCTCCTATTCAAGCCCCCCCCCACGCTTCCAAATACAAAACCGAATACCAAACAGCTCAACCTTAAAGAGGAGTTCGTAGTACCCCCCGCCTGTCCAGGCATCTAATGTTTCTGTGGAGCTAAAGCTAGCTTTCTTCATTTGTTACCCCCACACTCTGCCGATAGCTGTGATTACATTCGTTGTTACGGCGTTTCCTAAGCATTTATATCTTTGGGTATCACTTATCCCCCCTGTCCAACCATCAGGAAAGCCTTGTAGCCTCTCACATTCGGTTGGGGTTAGCCTTCTAATACTGGTTGGTGTGCCACGCTCACCGCGTGTACTATCCCCTTCTTCTTTGTGATATGCGTCCCCTGTACACTGCTCCTTTTCCTGTCCATCCTCGCCCTGTGATACCCATCCTTTGTGTACCTCGTGAAGTCCCCTTGCCGTAGCATCTTTGACACCGCCCCCCCCGATAGGAAATACTTGGGGTCTACTTCTTCCTCTAAGATGTCCGATAATGAACACTCTTTCCCTGTTTTGGGGAACCCCGAAGTTTTTGCTGTTAAGCACCTGCCACTGGCAGTCATACCCCAATTCATCCAGCGATTCAAGGATGACGCTGAAGGTCTGTCCTTTATTGTGATTGAGGAGTCCTTTGACGTTCTCAAGGAGTAGATAAGGGGTTCGGTGAAACCGTGCGATTCGGCATATTTCATAAAATAGCGTACCCCTTGTATCATTGAATCCTTTTCTTTTGCCAGCAATTGAGAAACTTTGGCAAGGAAATCCCGCAGTGATGAGGTCGTGGGCTGGGATTTCACTAGGTTCAACTGTTCTGATGTCTCTGGTGTCAATTTCTCCATAGTGCTTTCGGTAGATTTGGGCAGCGTATTTGTCCCATTCGTTCGCCCAGACACAACTAAAACACTGTGCCTCTTGAGTGGCGGACACTTGCTCCTCTTTGTGTAAATCCTCCTCGCCTCCCCCGTGTGCGGGTCGTGAACCCCTATCCCCTTGTATCCTGTTTGCTCTTTCAAGCCCATACCTAAACCCCCCTATACCTGCGAATAGCTCTATAAATTTCATTTAGTTCCATGCTCAATCCAATCCCTAAAATGTAAGATAGTCGTTGTTGTGTGCGGTTGGTAGTTCCTGAACTCGGTCTCAAAGTCCCTTAGGAACTCAAGAACCCTCTTTGCCTGTAATGGTGTTAGAAATATCGGTATCTTCTTTTTATTCATTACCCCCACACTCTAAAACCTCTTTGACGGCTTCCCAGAGGCAATCGCAGAGTTCAACGTGTAATTTCCCATACCCACCATTAAAAAGTTGAACCGACCAGTGGGGCTGACCAGGAGAATCTCCTATATGGTCTACGAGACAGCAGTTTATGTTGTTTATGTCCAGAAACTCAATCATCTGGCCGATGGAGGGGCAGTAGTCAGGAATAACCATAAACTTGTCGTCTCTTACATACTTCTTCGTAACAATCCAATCCTTAAAACGATGCTTCCCCCCCTCACTAAGCTCATTAAACTGTGTCTTATCAATATGTTGTTTCATCTACATTCCCAATGCGAAGCCAAGCCCATATCGTACATCTTCTTAGCACAGAGGATTTGGTCTAGCGCCCTCTCGATATCCCCCTCGCAATAAGCACTAAAAGTGCTGCGACAGTATTGAAAAACACCGTAGCAACACGACCCATTGAAAAGAACAGTATTAGTATCAGAATCAAATTGACGAAAGGAAGACTCACACGAAGCCACCCTATTACCCCACGCATTAGACTCCCCAGTGAAGACCAAATCGATAACTTCTTTGATTTCCTCTTCAGTGACCGGGCTATAATCGATTCCACAAGTCTCTTCCTCATAGTTTCCTTCGTAGACTGTGATTTCGGCTTGGTAGGCATTTTTAGTTATTGTAGGCAAGAGTAAGAGCAAGAGTAATGCTAGTAAGAAAGCTCTTACAAGTTTACAGACTATCATTTTCCAGCTCTATTGGCTGGGTGCCGGAAGCAAGGAGTTTCACCTTGAACGGCTGCTCGGTTTAGACATATTGCCCGCCGAATAGGGAATTGAACCCGACAGTCCTCTTCCAGCACTCAACCAACGAACCTATTATAGCTCATTATTCATCCTTAGGTCTGTTCTCCCATAGGTATTCTATGCGGTCTTCTGCTAGGACTAATTGTTGGGCGTGCCATCCCCATTTGGGGCCATCCCACGAAATTGGGCCAGAGAACGGTTCATCTAAAAGATTGTTCTTCCCAGCAACTATTCTTTCCTCACCAAAATAAGCCTTTAGGAAGTCGTGGGAGAAGATAAACTCTTCCGGCATATGGCACATATCCTTGATCCAAAAACTATTCTCATAATCAAACCAACACTCCCAGCCCCGCCCTACAGCAATCTCGATTATCTTTTTTATCTTTTTTTCTTTAGTCATTATACCTTCTTAGTCCCCAACAGTTCTGGATTCTCGTAGATATTGCCGATTACTTCATAATTCTCTGGACAAATTTGGATATCTCTAAGGAGAACGTAATCCCAGCCAACCCCAAAAACAGAATAAGACGGAGGAATCTCCGGAGGCGTGTAACAATGCCTTACAACATCCCCCTCATATATTCTTACACCAAACTTATCCTTCAACCCCGTATACTGCATCAACTCCAAATCCTTAATAGAGGAGTGTTTACAGTGACTCCCGCTACTACAGCTTATGATTGATTCTTCATGCCAAACTGGACTACCGCCATCCAATGGAAGCACCTCTACAGTTAGCATTTTCTTTGAGTTTTTATGCCATGCACGGAATTTAATTTCTCTCATATACATCCTTAGTTAGTCCCAACCTGTTCATTCTTTACTTTCTAACCTCTCCAAAAAGTCAGCACAATAAAAATAAGGGTTACCACATTCCCAATCAAAGAGCGAACACCTACCATCTTTATAGCTCTCACAATTTTTACAAGCCATTTTCCCAGAAGCCAACTGAGCGACTTGATGAAGATGCGACTCTAACTCAGGTGCGTCTAACTTCCTCTTTTGGATATATTTAATTTCACTCATCTTTACCTCCTAACCTCTCCTGACGCTTCAATTCGGTATTTATCGCCTTAGACAAGCACTCCAAACAAAGTTCGCCACTATTCCACGTATCGTGTGTAGCTATTATAATTGCGAACGTATTCTTACCAACCTTAAATTCAAATCTATCGCTCACATAGTTTCTCTTTGTTTCTTTTCCGCAAGAGTCGCAAAAGTATTTAATCACTCTCATCACCCCCTAGTCCCTTTAGTTCGGTGTCCAGCTTCTCTTTCACATGATATAGCAAATCCTCTATTTCCCCCTTATTAAATAATTTGTCGTCATCCTCTTTTGCTAATTCATCGCAGATGGCAAAATAAAACCGAGATAATACTGGGCGGAAACTCTCTCGGAGATGGGATTGGAGAGCCTGGTCAACTATCTTCAACACCAAGCCTCGGCCATCTTCCAAGACAACCCTGCCACCGACCCCAATCTCAACCGTCTGAAAGTTGATGCCCATTACCATCTTTTCTATTTCCTCTCTAATAGTCATCTTATTCTCACCGATTAGTCCCTAAACGCAGGAGGCTCCTGCCCAGGCCCCCTGCGCCCAAGAACTAATCTTGGACCACCACATAACGAGAGGTGATTTGGTCTACTCTCGTGCTCGTTATATGGTACTTTATTGAACAGTCTAACCTTGACATACCATTGATTAGACGGTCGGTAGCCACCTCATCGTTACGTTTTACTTTCTCGCCAATATCTTGGCGATATGGTGTTATCTTCTTGACTTTCATCAGAATGGCATCTCCTTGTCAGCAGCACTCAAATCACTAGGAACCTCATCAGCATCCACTTTCTCTGACCTAGAAAACACATCGTAGTTACGATATTCCCTTCCAGTCTTTTCACTTTTTACCTTACCTAGATACTCAACCTTGATTTCATCACCGAGTTCTACAGCCCCTAAGCGGTCGTCTAACAACGTTGACCCCCAAAAGGAATACAACTTACCATCCATAGATTTAACCGTGTAGATGGTGCTCTCATTCGGTCCTACATCGTGTTTAACCTTAGTCAAGACTCCCGAAAGCGTTTTGGCTTTCTCGAAGTCCCACATATCAGTTTGTGTCGGTTCTATTTTCTTCCAATCCATTAGGTATCACTTCCTTCCAAGAGTTCCTTATCCTCGTAGATGTTACCGATTACTTCTACCTCACCGTCGGTCAGCAGCACCCTCGCATGGTTGAGGTACTTAGTTACCTCGGGGTCGCTGCCATCATATTTGGTAGGCATATCCAGCTCCCAGCCTCCCAGGTCATCTCCCCACTTAACAGGGAATACATCCTCCTCGCCGAAAATCCAGCCATTGGGCAGCCACCCGAGAGAGTTGTCTGCGGTCATGTTACCTGCCAGACTCACAACATCCCCCTCGTATATCTCCTTGCCATTTTTGTCGTGAAGTCCAGTGTATTGCATTAAGGAGTAGTTTCTAAATGTATCATACTCAATAACCTCACAATCGCTATACTCCATCAAAACTCCGTTGAGGTCCATGTAGATGGGATTTGCGTCGCCGCCTAACATCTTCCCGCTTCCATGGTCAAAAGCTCTAAACTTAATTTCCCTCATCACCCTCCTTAGCCATTTCCTCATCGGCCATCCTTTCTCCCCACTCCGCGTCTGAAACGCACGTCTTGTAACCTCTGAGGAACCCAATCTCGTAGGTGAGACCTGCAATACCAATTATCGGAAGCACCCACATTAAAAACGTCATAAAATCAATCATCTTTTAACCACGCCTTCCCATTTTTCTAACTTTGCTTTACTACCTTTGTACCCCATATCTTGATTACAGGCTGGACAGATGACACCCTTGACAAGAACATAAGTAACTTCTCCCGTTATCGGGGACTTGCGCTCCTGCTCTACCTCGGCCTGATAAGCCAGAGATAGTGGCACTGATTTTCCACAGACTAGGCACCTCTTTATGCGCTTCATTTAATCACCTCCATCTTTTCCTGCTTAGGCGTTTTGATAGTTGTCTTAAAATAATTCTGGTACTCTCTAGTGTTCATCCATTCGGGTTCTATGTGGCCGGTCTGGATACTCAGTTGGTGGTTTACAGTATCCCAAGCAGCGGCCCAATCAGGTTTCTCTCCGTCATCTACAGAGACAGTCATATAAGCAGAAGCGGTGATGTTGCTGTAGTTCGGGAGACCGACTTTGATTTCCTTATGAACAGTGAATTCAGTGATACGGTTCTTCATTGGGGCTATATTACCACAGGTAGCAAGAGGTGTCAAGCACCAATTTAGTGGGTGCAGATTTCGGAGAGTTGTTCGGGGGTCAATCCCCATTTTTGATGTTTGTCGCACCAATAAAACCGCGGCTGTGGCGGTCTGGCCTCCTTAGGTTCTGGTAAGAGCTGGTTACAAATCTTATGCCAGGAGGTGTTCTTACCATCAGGAAGTAAATCAAGTCTGGGGTACTTCTTAGCAAACCGGATAGCGTTCTGGATTGTTCTGGGCGACCTACCCAAAGATTTGGAAACGCGTTGCGCAATCTTTTCTCCATAAATCTCTGCCCGCGCAAAATTTTTATTCTCTTGAAGAAGCCGCTCACCAAGAAGATGATACCCCTCTATTAAAACCCAACGAGAGTTGAAAGTCGCCTCAGTAATAATATCGCGACAGTCCTCAATCAACTCCCGATACCAGTCTTGCGAAGTCAAACTAAGCATAGTTGGTATGGGCGGTAGGATGAAGAACCAATTACGAGGTAAGAGGAACTACCGCCTACCACAGTGTAGCAGGTAACAGAGTTCTAGGTCAAATAAAAGTTATCCACAATTTGGCGGAAAAATCTCTTCTAAAAATAGGTAGTCCTAGTATGGGAAACACCGAAAGTTATCCACATTTCTTAAAAGTTATCCACAATTAAGGAGGATAAACCCCTCCCATATTTACTACTAATTCGCTTCGCTAAATCCTTTATATAATAGGATTTAAAAAAACAAAGAGTAAAACCAAAATGGCACAGGTGTTCCGTTGTATCTCGGCTGTGCCAACCTTAGAAGGTCTCTATGCGTACAGCGTTTGGTGCTACCAGAGGCATAGACGGCTCTCAGACTCTAAGGATTTAACAAAAAAACCACCCTCTCGGTGGCTACTGTGGCGCATACCTCTCCAGTTTCTGTTTAGCGATAGCTAGTTTTCTAGTATGAATCTCAACACTCTTACTAGCACTGAGTCTTTTAGCCTCGGCAAGATTACGACATGTTTCACAACAGTAAACCTTCTTAACCCTAGTTGTCTCAAACTCCTTGCCACACAGCAAGCAGTTCTTTACAAGAACTTTCTTGAGACCAAAATTATCTCGGTACCTCTTCTTCTCCCGCTCGTTCTTAGCCCTTTTGTAGCACTCCCTAGAGCAGTAGCGACTCATCGCGTTTACTGGAACAAACTCCGTACCGCAAAGCAGACAGTTCATACCAGAATCATGGTACCTCGAGATGTTTTGTTTGTCAACGACCAACTTCCCCCGTTCCCACGCTATTTCCTTGCGTCGAGCCGTTTCTTGCTTTCCTTCAAAAACACAAGAAGGATGTTAACGATACCAGTTCCGAGTCCCGAATTGAACTCACGACCAGATAATTCCTGAACCGCTAACTGAATAAGGAACGATAAAACAACATACGCCGAGACCTTTACCTCTTGCGGAAGCCCGTCGTAAAAACTGACCACACCAGCTAATTTTTTCTTCAATAGACTCACCCCCTCTCCGAAGTTGTTCACTATCCTTCTGAGTTCTTCGTTCTGCTCTATCGCTGTGCATAACTTAGCGTTAGACGCAATGAGAGCTTCTCTAGCGCCATCTCTTTCACGAGTTAATAGTTCGTTATACTCTTTAGATAAACTTAGCTCTTGCCGTAACTCAGACGATGCTTTCTTTTCCTCTGACCACTTCTTCTCATAATCATCACGAAGCTCCTCCATTGTTTTAATCTCCTCGTTTAAGAGGGAGTTTCTCCGGAGCTGGGTTTGGTAGAGCTGTGCTTGTTCTTTAGTCTTTTCTCGCTCTTGCTCCAGAGTCTCCTCGGTGTTCCAAAGCCATCGCCAGACTTCGGGGTCGTGGTAATTGGAATAACCACCGACTGTCCGGTTCTTAATGCGTATTCCGAAATGGAGGTGTGGTCCAGTGGAGTTTCCTGTATTACCAGATCGACCGATGACTTCCCCTTCTTTAAGTCGCTGTCCTTTGTGGACGAGGATTTCGGAGAGGTGAGCACATATACTTGTTCCCCAGGAGTGCCGCATCCGGACATAAAGACCGTAACCATCGGGGTCGTTTCCTGTTCGGCTAACAGTTCCATCCGAGCAAGCTCTAATTTCAGTACCAATAGGGAGTCCGTAGTCTCTTCCGTTGTGTCCACACAATCCATACTTCTCATAGGATTTCCTGTTTACCCCCCATACCTGAGTACAGCGTGGTTTACCATCAAAGGGTATTCTCATTGTTTTCCTCGCAGACTCGCTGGAGCCGCGAACCACGCTCCCCATCCTTGGTGGTCGTAAATTATCTTTGCCATCTTCATATTTTTAACTGGATCTAGCATATCGTCCCAATTGGTAATATCGGCCTGCTTTAGAAGTGCGGGCATTCTTCTCAGGTAATCATAAAACGTCCCGTTGTTTATTCTAAAAAGTCCCCGATCAACAGAGTCTTCCTTCTCTCCTGTAAAAGGATTTATAATTTTCACGATTGGCGCCTTATCATCCCACTTGCCAGTCTTGGGATTTATCCTGTTGGGGATGTCTGCCTCTTTACCATACTTGTACTGTGTGTTTTCCCCAACTATTTTGCCATTTTCTTCCCGCCGCAAAACTGAGTGTGCGTCCTCTGCTAAATCTCCCCACACCTCCCGCATTTCTGCTTCAAACGGTCTTTTACCGGCAGTATCTCTCTGTGTTGGCTCCTTTGCTTGGGGAACTTCGGGGGCGGGTTCGCGCTCCGGCACTGCTGGTGCCATCGTTGACTTTATTGTTGGCGCAAATACCGGCTTAGGTCTTAAAAGCTGCGGTATGTTTATCTGCGCAATACGGCTCCTGATCTTGGACATGTCAAACAGCGGCTCTGATGTCACGGTGTGTTCCTTGCTAGGGAACGGACTCAGTATTGGTGGCTCGCGCAAATATGACGACAAGATATCAGATATTCTCATCGAATGATTACATGTATCGCACTGCCTAAGACAGCTAATAACACGGCTGTGACCATACCATAGACGATAGATTTAACGGGCTTGAATTCGTGTTGGGAAACAAACTCATCCTTCATAGAGTCTAGTTTCTTCTCAATCCCGGCAAAACCATCATCTACCTTTTGGCATAAATCTTCCACTTTTTGTTCCATTTTAGACAACCTGCTTTCTGTACTCATAATTATACACCACCAATCAACTTGCCAGCAATCGGTTTGATGACATTCCTATACGCCAGGCGATTTCCAAATACTGGTGTTCTTTTCTCATTTTTGTAGTTGCCGTTATTATTTTTCATTTCCTTGTAGCATCAGGACCACCGTGTGCTAACACTCTCGATCCCTCCTGTGCCGAGTACTACGCTGGTGAGGAGTGGCGCAATCGGTAGTCATTTTACTCGTAATTTCTTTATCTGCTCTTGAGCTTTTAATCTAATCTTTTTCCTCTGTTCAGGCGAAACGCCCTTTTTACGAAGTCGCTTTGTCCGTACTGCTTTTACCTCCTGAATGGCCCGTTTCTTTTCGTATCTTCTCCACTTTCGCTGTTCACCGATATCAAATGGGTAACTCTTGACTCCAAAAATAACATCTAGCAATGTTTGCGGAACCCCCCGCGTCCTTCCTAGATAATCGGGCTCTTTCAATACCGCAGATTTTAGTTTTTTGAATTGATACGTCCCCGGCAAAAGAGGAAACGATGGGGCAAGCTGCTGCCACACATAGGCAGAAATATCTCTATACTTGTCCGCTGTCGAGTCTGATTCTTCGTAAATCTTTTTACCAAAGTAGTTTTCGTTCTTTTTAATATCGTTGAAGATAGCAATTGCTGGATGGCTAAATGGTCTAATCCCCGCAAAGCTAAACCACGGTAGGATATAAGAAAGATCAAAATACTGACCCCTTCCGTACTTATCCTTGATTGGTAACCTTAGAAACTTTCGACCAAACTTTTTCATCCAATCCGGTTGGGCAGCCTCTTCCGCAACACGTGTACTTTCGGGTGTAAAATCTTCTATTGCCTTAAAAACTCTCTGGTACTGGGCAAATCTTGTCGGATGCTGTACAGCCGCCTTGCCTAACGCGGGTAGTGCCTTGTAAGCAAATGTAGCGAACGGGAACCCGAGAACTGATGATCGGAGCGCCTTAATTGATTCTGGTACTTTGGAATAGTCAAATAGTGATTCCTCTGCGATCTTCGCCGCCTGCTCAACAGATTCTCCTAAACTCCGATGGTATTTGAAAACCGCTAGTTTGAACCACTCCTCTTGAGCTTGATAAAAATCCCCCGCCTTTCTTGCGCCCTTCTTTAGCGCCCCCATAATTCCTTTACCCTTTTTCATCCCATCAAGCATATCCTTAATCTCCGCCCCATAGAATGTTTTTCCTAAAAGCCCCACCTTCTTTGCCTCTTGATAGCTGCCACTCTTTTTGGAAAGATCGCTTAATGCGTCAAGGTAAATATCAACCCTAGTGGGACTTAGCCCCCCGATCGTGTGGGCAAGAATAGCATTAGACATCACGTTCCTAGCTTGGGTGGCGGGATTGGCAACAACCTTTCCGTATTTCCACCAACCCGTCATCTTGTTCACCAATTTAGTTGCTGGAGACTTGCTAGTAATTATTTGCTGAATATCGTCGGCAATTATCTGAGGAACATACTTACCTTTGAGCTTCCCAAGCGTTGCCACATTAGGAAGTTTCTCATAACCAGCCTTAGCTACATCACTAGCCCAATCTGGGTTTTCTGCTACTTTCCTGAAAAACTTGGCTTTGGCAACGGCATCAGAAAGCTGAGCGATTCCTTTGGCTGATGGATAACCGGCCTCGGTAATTTCTCCCATCATCTTCCGCACGTCTTCGGGAATGTCCATCCGACCCTTAAAGCGAGATACATCTATCCTAATTGGTTTTTTATCAAATCCGATATATTTGATTACGTCGGGAAGTTCGTGCTTGCGATACAAACGGGGCATATACTTACCAAAGTTTTTCTTAAACGTCGCTGCGTCAAGTAGTCCCTCATTTACCGCCTCAGCACCCAAACGGATAAACTCATCCTTTACCGGGTCGGCTATCTTGGCAATACGCGGAGTTCCCCCAGCGCCCGTTAGATACTTACCAACTAGCTGTTGTTCCTCAATAGGAAGTTTGGAGATGGGTTTGGTTAATTCTACCGCCCGCTCTACCCCCCTCCTAGTTTCTCCGATTGCTTCCTCTGCTAATTTAGCGTACTTCTTAGGTTGCCCATAGCGATAGGTTGTGATCTGGCCTAGTTTGCGTCCCCAACCTGAAGCGGGTACTGGTAGTTCCCCAGCTGCCTTAAAAGCCTTACCAACTTTACCGGAAATACCTGTAGCTTTAGCAATTTTACCTAACGGGATTGCGGGGATGGCAAAGGAGAACGGTAGCCCAAGAGCCGTTGCTAATCCGGGTGATAATCCTACATCCTTTTGTAGATACTGGGGGATTGTGGTTTTTTCTTTAATCCCTGTAGGGATGTGTTTAACACCAGCGATAAACGAGGGTAGGATGGCACCCACCCCCTGACCAGCACGCTGCTCGGCCTCCCGTCTCGTTCCGGTTAAAAATCCCGCAGCGGCGTATTCTGGACCTTGTAAAACAACATCTAAAGCTCTGCCAATAGGCGACCCACCGAACCTCTTGTAAGCCGATTTGGCCTGCGTTAGTGCCGTTTGACGTTCAGTCTTGACATACCTACCAGTCTTAGGATCATAGATAATCGCCATCACTACCTCCCTGCTTGCTGTAGTGCCCCAATCACCGCATCCTGATACTCATCTGGGACTTCGTCTATTCCATACTCCCCATCAGAAACTTTGGTTGCCCAATAAGATACAACTGTAGGATCTATCGTTTGTGTTTCCATACCCGCAGGAACTGCCCCAGTAGGAACCTCTCCCCCGCGCGTTACATACTGGTAACCACCCCCTGGAGTTTGGAATAGGTCGTAGGTTGGCTTGTAGGTCTTATTCTGGAACGACAGCATTGCTTGCTCGCGCATTTTTGCTAGGGCCTGCTCAGCTGACTGCTGTTGTAGATACAGGTTCTGGGCGAACTGCGCATTACTCGCATCAATTTGCGCAATCATATTTCTAGCATCTTGTAATGCCTGTAACCGTGCCTCGCCTTTACGACTCTCTAACTCACCCTTTTGTAGGTTAATTTGAGCAAGAGTTTTCATCAGCTCATTTCTCGCGGCTTCTTTAGCAAGCTCTGCTCGCTCTTTTTCTGATGCTATACGAGAAGCTGTTTGCCTACGCACATTCCCGATTGCCAAACCAATGTCAGCCAAGGTTCCTTGTAGCGCTTGTCTAGTTTTCCCAATAGAGCGCATTGTTTCCCGACCCATCAGTTCTGTAGCAAACGCACCTGTCCCAGTCGTTCGACCGTAAAGTGATTGGAGACCACGCTGGATTTCACTAAATCCCCTACGGGCTTCCGAAACGGCACTCTCCGCCGCCTCCTTTGCAGTTCTTCTCTGGCGGCCGTATTCCTGCTCTCTACGGATAGCTTCCTCACTCAGACCAGTTTGGATTGCTCGACTCCCGCGTTCAATTTCTGCCTCGCGTGTCGGAAACGCCTCTTCAAGAGTATTCTGAAACGCCGTAAGAGACTCAATCGCCGGTGCTACCAGTTCCTCATAAGGAAAGTTCTCAACTGCGGCTTGTGCTTCAGCTAGGTTAGGAGAAACAGTCTGGTAGGGTGGTGTTGTAGTTCCTGTGGTTTGTGTGACGCCCGGAGTCGGGCCTGCTACCGGACCCGTGTAGGCTGGTCCTTGTACTGGCCCGCTATAGACTGGTCCTATCGGAGCGCCGCCACCACCACCACCAGTTCCCACTCCCAAACCACCTGTATCAAACTGCCCAATACGAAACTCCATCTCAGACCCTGGTTTTGCTAATGACGGCGTGTGTACACCAAGAGCTTCCGAAATCCCAAGTTCTGGTAGATTCAATCTGTGTCCAGCTCGTTCAAATAAACTTCCTAAACCTGTTATTAGATTAGCCATCTAATCACCTCCCTCATAACGTTCCAATCGCTATCCAAGTATATCCGTGATAATTACTTGTTGACATATTTCCTCACAATAGGAACAGTACTAAAGGTAACTCCAAAACTCACGGTCTCAGCCATGAAGTTGGCAACCTCGCCCTGCTTAACGCCCCACCCTGTTAAGATAACCTGATTACCACTTTGAACATTAGTCGTGTCATTCTGCCGTAGCATTTTGACGCGGGTATAGTAGCCACTAGCCGCACTAGCGCCCAGTGTTAGGTGGTGCCCCGCTGCGGGCTCTACTTGGTTGGATACAAGATTTGTAATTGTACCTGATGTATTTGTTAATGTAGCAATGTTTGCCGTAGCGATAGTTGCCGTACCCGTAATCACAGGGCTAGCAATGGTTTTAGCATTTAGCGTCCCGGTAATTGTAGCGTTGCTGACATGAACATTTGCCCCGTCAGAACTAAGGGCCGCATTCACACCATCCCGCAAATCATTCCACATACCGACTGTTGGGCACGCTTCCACAATTGCCCCGTTGCTATGCGCCCTCTTAGTTGAATTCTCAGCTCCACGGGTACAACCTGTTAAATCGCTACCGCTAATACCAGTGTAAGAGATAACCTCTCTTTTCGTTGGTGTAGCCGTCCCATCGCTATCTTCTCTATCCACAATGATAACGCCAGGATATTGAAGCCCCGTAACCGAACTCAATGTAATTGTTGTTTGGGAGCTATCAATAGCCCCGTTTAATGTTGTTGACCAATAATTGCTTGTTGGCGCCCTAAAGTAACTCATTTTTTAATCAACTCCTCTCATAATCATCAAACTTGCCAATCTGGTTTCCGATGCCCTTTGCCGCGCTCTCTAGCCGTTCCCCTAACTCCGAGCAATTCATAGTTAGCTATCGCATCCGTTGTTCTGATATCTAATTGTATATTTCTTGCCACCTTCCCGCTCCCGAATTTTGCCCATCTAACAACATCATCAATTTCTCCGGTTCCTCTTGTTTCTGCCGAGTCTCCCCACTGCGCATCTGCCCACATACTCGCTCCCCATCCAGAATTTCCTGAAGTGCTTTGGGCTGTAAAGCTCTTGGCTGATGTTGTTCTTCCCGACCTGTTTTCAAGGTTGATATCTACAAAAACCCGACCCGCCAAGTTCCTAAAGTGTAAAAGGACATCTTTGATAATTTTGAAAACCGACCAGTTACCGAAATCAAACTTCTTAGTTCTCAACCTTGTCTCAATCACCGACCCCTGATCATTTATTTCTGTATCATCGAATTCGATAACGTTCGGATCGCTATCACTTCCGTAAAGTAAGTGATACTCATTGCTTGAATCTTTATAAACCTCGTAAACACGTGCGTCTGTTGTCCACGGCCCTGTCCATGCCTGTCGTTCCCTATCAAAGACCATCGTTTGATTGGTCCCTGGAAAGGAGATCAGGTATTTGAAGTCGTAGTAAGCCGCCGCTGCTCCCGCTTTACTGGAAGTCGAAATACCGGCAAATGTTGGTCTTACCTTTACCGATAGTTCGTTGGTTCTTAAAACATCAATAGCGATGTTTGGCTCGTAACCTAGCACATAAACACCCTTACTACTTAGGAAAAATAAATCATTCTCTACAGGAACGATTGACCTCGGCGCGATACACCCGTGCGATCCAGTAATCATTGTTGCCGTCGGGATTGTTACAAAGAAATTTCCAATCCTTACTTGGCTTAATGTTACCTGCCAAATAGATCGTTCCTTGAAAACAATGATCTTATCTCGATAAATCCCCAAGCCAGTTATAGCATCCCCAGCGTCGGGCTCAATCCGAATATAATTGCCTCCAAAGGAGATATCTGCCTTTTCCTGGTGGGGCTCTTTACCAGAGATAATGACTTGCGACGGATCATCGTCTATCCCCGCGAATACCAACCTATCCTCAAACCGAATAACAAACTTCGCATTGATACCACCAGTTGAGTCCGATGTCGGCGGAAAAGTGAATTCATACGGTATTGCTGTTCCGTCATCAATAAATGCGGTACTCGTGGCGTCCACACCTCCAAGAAACCTCTCATCTCCTAGTGTCCGACCGTAAACATTGTACCCACTGAGTATCCCGCTAGCTGTAGAGACAGCTGTCCAGCTTACTTTTACCGCCCCATCTAGCAAATCTTGGGGACAGTTATCAGCTAATACTGCCTCCGCTGCTAGTGTTTCGCCGACATTAGATACTGCTGAGACGCGATAACTGTAGGAATTTTCCCCACTCACGCCAGACATTTGCGTCGCAAATACTCCCGTCGGTATGCCAATTGTAGGAAAACCTACTAGAGTTGGATTAGAATACCGCACCATCTCCCGTTGCCCGTTGACAATGTATGTCTTGTCTCCGAGCTGTGCCATATAGGCATCGTATCCACTAGCCCAAGACGCCCCAGTAATCATCGTGTAGCTCGCCCCAGACCTTCTGGTGAGATATCCTTGATCAGTAATACTAAGTAACTGGTTTGTACCGTCGGCTTGGTAGAAGCCCGCTAAGCCCCTCACAGACCCCGTTGCGTTAGATAAATAGTAAAGTGCCGTCCCCCACCGTTTTGTGGGCACTCCCTTTCCTACTAATAAGATGTTTGATGCTTGCGATAACTCGTCGTCTCCAATCTCTGACTCTCGTAAAAGTGTGTTCAGCCCCCCACGAAAGTTATCCCAAGAGAATTCAAGTTCCTTTGTTTTTTCAAACTGGTAACTATAATCTCTAAAGATTGCCATTCAATTTCGGCCCCACCTAAAGTTGTAGCGCCGCTCCTCTACAGTCTTCACTCGATCCTGATAACCTTCGCCTTTAGTATTTTCTGATTCAAGCATCCGCTTCAGTATGCTGTCCGCCTCCCGTTGAGCTAGCACTGTTCGCTGATCTTCGTCAATCGCAAACAACTTAGCCGCCGCAGCTTGAATGAGGTAATTAGGATCAGGTATCGGCGATACATCTGTAACAGTCGCCAAATCCGTAGGTGTCGAGTAATAAGAATAAAAGATTGACGCACCCGAAATTAAGGAAGCGGGATGAACCACTAACGTGTAATCTCCGCTACTTCCCAAGAAATAACAGTACTTATCGGTACTAGAATACTGCTGCCGTGTTCTCGGATTTACAATTGGGTACTCGTCAGTCGTTGTCCCATCCGCAGTAATCACTGGAGATCCAGCAAACTTCCTGAAATCGGATGGTAAAGCGATCGACGCATTCCCAGTTGCTTGTGAGGTTAGGGTATTAACCTCTTTGTAAAGTGCTTCCCAATCATTGCTCTCTGCCCAGTCCCGTTGAGCAAGGTTAATGAGCCCCAAACGGAGCTCCCAATCCCCACTCCCCGGAACTGGGGCATTTTCTTCCGCATCAACTAACGATGCTATTCTTTTTTGTAGCGTAGTAAGATCCATATCACTCCTGTCTTGGTACCTTGTTTATAGAACCAGATGTTTTTCTAATCATCTCTGCCATCTGCTGGCGTGTTTTTATCCTCCGTCGCTCCTTCAATGAAGGAATACGGCTCATATACTCGTTCTCAAGCATTTGCATCAGAATTCCCTCCGCCTCTGCCTTTGCTGCTGGGAACCGCTGGTCTTCGTCAAGCTCCAACAGACGTGCGTATGCCGACTGGACAAGGAAGAATGGATTGCTTATCGGACTTACTGATGACGCATTCGATAGATTCGCTGGGTACGTGTAATACGAATATGTCATTGTCGTCGGTCCAGATGTCGGCGTTGGGTTTAGATTAAGAGCATACCCATCCTCCGGATTACCAGTAACATAGAAATACTGGTTAGAATTGCTACCAAAATACGCCGCTTCAATCGGTTCGACCTCGTGGTAGTTGGTTCCCCCGACAACAACAGCTCGCTCCATTCGCCTAAATGTCGCTGGGAGGGCATAGGAAGCATTACCAGAAACCACACTTGTACTGGTAGTTTTACGCAAAACTTCCCAATCATACCGCTCCGCCCAGTCTCGCTGTGCCTCGTTTAATAATGCCCAACGCAGATTCCAATCATCGCTACCTACTGTTGGAGCAGTAGCCTCACCGTCCAATTTGGCAGCAAGCTGCTTTTGTAAGTCAGATAGATCCATTGACATTACTTTCTCTCCTAAGCATCAATTTCCGCAAATACAGGAATCCAACCATAAACATCCCCAAATTTAGCTCTAATTCCAAACGCTACTGTAGCCCCCGCAGAAGCAGAAGATACGACCGCAGAACCAAAGGCCTCGAACGCAGGAGCACTAGCAGTTGACGCACCAACACGCAAAACAGCGACAGTTGGAGCACCGCCAGACTTAGCTGAAAAATCCCCAACCGAGTTTGCGGTAGCTTTTGCTACCAGCTTTAACGCCTTCCCAGTTGACGAGTTTTCAAGGGTCAACGTTGGTGTAGAGTCGTCTCCGATAATGTTTCTGTCGCTTTCTGCCGCAAGATTTATTGTATCCATTTAGTTATCACCTCCTTAGGCACTATTAACTGGCATCATAAATAATATGAGTATGAGCTGTTTCGTGGGTATGACTTCCGTTCGTACTATCGTTGTCTACCTCGAAGCAAAATAAAACAATATCCGAACTTGCAGCACCCGATGGTAAGTTGGCTGTGTGGGTTGCTTTCAAAACCCCGTCTACATAGAATTTAATATCGACTCCTGCAGTAAACACCGCCCTAAAAACATGTTCGGCCCCCACCGCAATCGAAATCCCCGAGGAGATGTCAGTCGTCTCTACATTGGTACCGTCCGCATGATACGCGTAAAGAGTCTGCGTAGCTCCGTCGTAGTCTAAGTGAAACCCATACATCTTATTAGTGTAGGTTCCATCAGCAAACCCGACGACCATATAGACATTGCCGTTATCTCCAGCATCCGTATCCACTACCGCCCCATACCACCCAGTGCTAAACTCGCTATTTCGGTCAAAGAAATTACCACCGGCCTCCATTGTTCTGTCTCGCCACTGGATTCGGGCGCGGGATGGGTTAGTATCCCCAGTTGCACACCTCACAGCCCCAGTCGTTTCCGAGATCGCACCAGAACCACCCGTGTCCCTATTGTAGATTATCGACGCATCACACCCTATCCAAGGGATAAACACCTGAACCCGACTAGTGTCTGGATCTGATGCCACAGAAGCCCAAGACGGCACACCGCTAGCCAGCACAAGCGCCTCACCGTCACTTCCCTTTGCTAATCTAGTAGCCACGCCACCAGCACCGCCGTAGATAACATCCCCAGCAGTAGTCATTGGGTTAGTCATCCCACCACCAGAGCCTGCGTGAAGGGTGGCAATCGAAGCCGACCCAGTAATGGTTAAACCAGCGAACACAGGCGACCTGCCCGATGCTGGTTTATGCCACAAATCACTACTGTATTTATCTGTCGCCCATAAATCTGATGGTCTTGCCATAAAATCACCCCCTTAAACAAAAAGCCCGTCGCAATTCTGGTTTTACCAGAACTATGACGGGCCTTAGATTTACAAATCTTCTAGCCGTTCCTTTTCTTGATTAAAACACAATCACTGCGG